TAAGAATACCACCAGCAGTAATTGCACCTGTAGCAACTGCACCTGTTGTAGTAATAGTTGAAGAACCCGTATTTATATTACCAAACCCAGATGTAATAGTTCCTGAGTTCAATGCACCAGTAGTAACGATATTACCGCCACCTACACTTTCCGCTGCCATATAAGCAGAGACAGTTTGAACAGTAGTCATACGCATAGTACCAGCGTCATTAATAAGGATACCATCTCCATCAGCTACTGCAGTTGTACCTCTAGCTGTGCCTCCGTCAATAAGATTAATCTCAGCGGCAGTTGTAGTAACTCCGTCCATAATGTTAAGTTCTGCGGCTGTACTTGTAACTCCGTCTAAAATATTTAGCTCTGCGGCTGTGGATGTTACACCGTCTAAAATATTTAATTCAGCCGCAGTTGAAGTAACTCCATCTAGTATATTTAATTCTGCTGCAGTTGATGTTACACCGTCAAGAATATTAAGTTCTTCAGGAGTAGATGTAACAGCAGTATTACTAGCTGCGGCTAGTACTGGTACTGTACCACTTTGGTTTGGTAGATTAATAGTTCTGTCAGCAGTAGGGTCTACAATAGTAAGAGTAGTTTCGTTACCGTCTGCTGTTGCACCTTCAAAAACGACAGCATTTTCAGCGTTCATCGTTACTGTATCTACTACAGTAGTCGTACCACCTACGACTAAGTTTCCTGTAATAGTAAAGTTTCTCATACCTGTGTAGTCTTTATTAGAATCTAGTATAACAGCCTTAGAAGCTACAGCCGTACCGACTGCTGTTGAACCTATATCAAGAGAATTAAGTTCTCCTACGACTGCAGTAATTCCATCAAGCGCATTTAATTCTGCTGCAGTAGATGTCACACCGTCTAATATATTTAGCTCTGCCGCTGTAGAAGTAACACCATCTAGGATATTAAGTTCAGCAGCAGTAGAAGTAACACCATCTAGGATGTTAAGCTCTGACGCTGTAGAAGTAACACCATCTAGGATATTAAGTTCTGCTGTAGTGCTTGTAACACCGTCAAGAAGATTTAACTCTGTAGCCGTTGAGGTCACTGCTACGTCTTCATTAATTTTAGGAGATGTTAAAGTTTTATTAGTAAGTGTATCTGTAGATACTAAAGATACTAAAGTTGAGTTAGCACCTGCAGGAAGTAACATAGTGTTAGTAACATTAGCAGAGTGAGGCTGTGCAATAACTATTTGTCCGTGGGTATTATTTTCACAATTAAATTGTATAGCTCCTGAGTTAGAGTTACCAAGAACAGTTACATGACCTGTAGCTTTAGCTAAAAGATTAAGATCAATGTTAGTATCGCCACCTGTTGCCGCTAGTTGGGGAGGATTACCAGAAGCAGCATTAGTTATTTCAAACTGATTTACTGCACTACCTGTAGTTTGAAATACAATCTGCTCATTGCCGCTTTCATCACCGATAAAGTGTGCGTCATCAATAATAATGTTGTGTGAGTTAGTGTCTAAGTTACCACCTAGTTGGGGGGTAGTATCTTCTACTACGTTTGATAAACCAGAACTTGTTGCAAGACCAGAAACAATAGTGCTTCGAGTAAGCTTTTTAAGGCCTCCACCAGACGTATCAACAGCAAGAAATACATCATCATTTGCTACAGTACTAATCTCTGCCAAATCACCCAAAGTAGTATTATCTACGTCAAGTATATTAAGTTCAGCTGCTGCAGATGTAACACCATCTAGGATATTAAGTTCTGCTGTTGTAGACGTTACACCGTCAAGAATGTTTAACTCCGCTGTAGTAGATGTTACCCCGTCTAATGTATTGAGTTCATTAGCAGTAGAAGTTACGCCATCTAAAATGTTTAGTTCTGCAGTTGTTGCAGTTACCCCATCTATAAGGTTTAGTTCTGTAGCTGTAGCTGTAACGCCATCTAGGATATTAAGTTCAGCGGCTGTAGATGTAACTGCTGTGCCATTTATGGACAGTGAATCTGTTTCTAGTGTACCATCAATGTCTGCATTACCCGATATATCTAAGGTTGCAGCATCTAACTCTCCACTAATAGTAATATTTCTACCGCCAGTAATATCAATATTTGCATCTGTTACAATAGCTTTGCTTGCTATAACAGTTCCATTAGTTATTCCGTCTATTAAGTTTATGTCTGCTGCACTAGCTGTAACGCCATCTAAAATGTTAAGTTCAGCGGCTGTAGATGTTACTCCATCTAATATGTTTAACTCTGCAGCGGTACTTGTAACTGCTGTACTATTTATAGATAATGCATCTGTTTCTAGTGTACCATCAATGTCTACGTTTCCTGATATGTCTAAACTAGCTGCTGTTATTTCACCACCAACTGTAAGAGTTGTAGCCATGTCTACAGCACCATCAATATCAACGATATCTAAGTTAGCAGTACCATCAATATCTATATCGCCTGATATGTCTAAAGACGCACCAGTTAAAACTCCAGCTACAGCTAGTGTACTAGCCATATCAACTGCGCCATCAATGTCCACAACATCAAGGTTAGTTGTTCCATCTACGTCTATATTACCAGAAATGTCTAACGAAGCTGCGGCAACTTCACCTGTAACTGTAGCACTATCTATGAAAACATCTTTGAAACGTAAGCTGTTAGTACCTAAGTCTACATCTGAGTCAGTCACAGGAGAAATACTACCATCGTTAAATGTAACTTGGTTAGTACCTGCGTTGGCAACAGTGATTACATCTGAGCCACTAAAGGTAATGCTAGTGTTTGTGTCTCCGTCACCAGATATACTATCAAGTTGTATGTCACCTGCGTTAGTAAAGTTTGAGTCACTAAGATCAAATGTACCTGTAACATCTAAGTTACCACCTACAGATAAGTTACCTGAGATGTCTACAAGGCCGTCCATATTAATAGTAGTAGCAGCAATATGTATTTCTGTATCGGCTACAAGATCAAGATGTCCGTCAGCACCAGAACTAATATGAATAGCTGTATCACGAAACTGTATCTTTTCATTAGTAGCAATAAGTAAATCATCATTGAACTCAAAGTAGTCTTCGTCTTCTTTCCAAGTAATTAAACCATCATTAGTACCAGCATTCCAAGTTAATGTAATATCGCCTGTGTTTGTACCAAATACAACACCGTCAGTTATTAGACCTGTAATTGGGCCTCCTTCACCTGCTGTACCATCGTGTGTGTGTCCTGTACTAGAGGCGAAAGCAGCTAATAGCTGGTCGAACTCATCGTTAAACAGATCCGAATCGATGACATCGCCATCAGTGAATGTAGATTGTCTTGTGTATGTAGCACCCATTTAACGTCTTGCTCCTAATTGGTATTCTAACTGAAACCCTTTTAGTGAATAGGGTTTAGATTCACCGTTATCATTTATTCTTAAAACTGTAGAGAAGCCTGAACCTTCTACTGGTTGTCTTATAAGAGGCTGTGAAGGCCCACCAAAAACAAATCTTACTGCACTGCTTATAGTACTAAATAAAGCCGACCCAAACTGAGCAGCTACGTCTGTTGAACTAATTGAATAAGCTGGCGGTCTAACAGAGTCTGCATTTTCATTGTCGTATCTTACGAATAAGTCTGCACTAATAGATGACTCAGGTTTAAAGTTCATAATAACTCTGTGCATATGTTTACGTATACCGCTGTCTCCAAAACTTAAATCTGGGCTTCTATATCTTCCTAGTATAGGTGTACCATCTAGGGTATCCCCTTTTTCTTGTCTGTGTACAAAACCTGCAGAATCCCCATGTAATACTAATACATCTCCTGCTCTTACTAGTGTATCTGTAACAATGGGTTTAAAGCCTCTTATTTCTGAAAACTCATAACCCTGTTCTTTTTTTACACACACAACGCATCTTGTAATACTATCAGCCTGTCCATCTTTTGTAAAGAAAATTCTATACTGTGTCTTGTCAGCTATAACAACACTTTCAAATAAAGAAGAGTTTCTAATGTTTGTATCAAAAAGACTCTGCACATTACGACTTATTGTACCTAGCTCCGTATCACCAATCCTTGCAGTAGCAGCAACAGTTCTAAGCCCATCTGCCGCAAGAAAAACTAAGTCTCCTGCAAATTCTTGTATAGTATCACCATTAAGGCAACCAATATTTCTAGTAACAGGAATCATTTGAAAATCACTAGAAGTGTTTCCTGTTAGTTTAAATATTCTATTTTCACAGAATACAAACAATGTATCACGGAATACTTTTATCCCTGTAATAGTATCGTCTACTCTAATACTACCAGCCCCATCAGCAGAAGTGAAATCATCTTCATCAAAAGGTTTACTAAATACTAACTCTTCTGGTGTAGTAGATTTACCTGCGTAGAACATGTGAGATTTAAAAGAGGCAACAAACTTAGAACCTACAACTGCAGTAGTATTTACATCAGTAGCACTAAAAGAAGTATTAAAAACTACAGGTGCATTATCACCATCTACAAAAACAATTTTTTCATTGCCATCGAAGTTAAACCTTTCGGTTCTATACTTTACTGCCCCTGTTCTTCCTGTATCTATTTCTATCCACGCAGGAGAAACTGTTACATTAGCTAAGTGTTTACCTAGTGTACTTTGGCTATTACCAGATCGTGTAACACCAGTAAATTCATTTGGGGATGCTGTTAGACTAACTCCTGTGTAATCAAATGTTTCAGTAACACCCGTACTACCATCTTCAGTTGTAGCTCCAACAATTGTTAAAGTACCACTTGTAGGAAAACCAGCGGCACTATCTACTTTAATTACACCAGAGCCAGACATTGTATCTGTTCGAGCAATAGATATAGCTAACTCAGTAGAAGCGGCATACCATATTTTTTCACCTCTACACGCTATAACTACGTTATTAAAGTTAGCCAATCCTATTACGTTTTCGTTTGCATTAAAAGTTTGTGGTACAATTACATTAACGTATTTACGAAAGCCATTTATTCTTCTGTATCCACCCTCAATGTCAGGCTCAAAGTTTTCTAAAACTAACGCTTGCCCCGGTTCCATCTGAAACGTAGAACGATTTAGAACTAAACCACCCTCACACGTAAAGGAGGCTGGTGAGACTTGAGAATTATCGGGCATTTAGTTTACTCTGAAAGAGGAGTTAAAACCACCTCTTGCATTATTAGGCATATATGTAGATCTTAAATATTCAAATTTATTTACTAATAAACTCTGCATATTTTTTATACCTTGTTCAAATCTTTCAAAGTTAATGCCGTATTGCTGTACTTCTCCTCTATACTGATACACAAAAGCAGCAGCACCATCGACAATAACTGTCGCAAAACGATCAGGAATAGTTGTAGTATCTCCGTGCGCTGTCATATCTGCCGGGAATGTAAAGTAATCAAATTTAATTACATAAGACTTATTAGGATACGGATACATTAAATAATTGTTATCAGGTGTTCGTACTACATGAGTAGGTACGCTTCCACTATCAAACTGAGCAACTGTAACTCCACTGGAAATAGAAGCTGCTGTTGTACTATTAGCTCCTCTAGTGCATCCTGTAAATGTAGTACTAGAACCAATAGCGGTATAAGATATTTGTTCGTTTCCTATAAACAATGTACCTGCACTATCAAAACCTGTTGTGCTTGTAACAGTTATAGTAGTTACACTATCAGTGTGTGTAGTACTTGTAGTTGTAGTGCTTATTTCATCTTCTTGTTCTACTGCTTTGCTTATGTAATCATTATAATTTAAGATAGAAAGATGGCCTCCACTAACTGCCAAATCACTATCTTTTACTATTCTAAATGTATTGTAATCTACAACTTTAGTTGATGTAGGTAAAGAATAACGCACAACACCTGCAGTTAATGTTTTACTTTCAGTAGCGTGATTAAATGGATAGTTATATTCTCTTTGATTAATGTAACGTATTGCTTCATTAATAGCAGCTTTACATTGTATTTGTATTCCTCTAGCATTAGTAAATGAAGTAGAAGTTAATTCACTTTCATTCATGCGAGTAATAACTTTGTTTGTTAAAGTTAGAAATGTTTCTGCCATTTAAAAATCTTTCATCACCATAAAGTTGGAGAGGCCAGATTAGCCCAGCCTCCCCATATGTTTTTTATGCTAGATAATCTCTGTCAACATCAACAGCAGATGTGCTGCCTTGTTCACTGACATCCATCATTAGAGCATAAACTCTAAGTTTACCTGCTGAGAAGGTAGCACCGTCACCTGCAAAAGTCAGGTCCAGTGTATCTGCTGTAGCAAGAACAACTTCTGCTGAAGGAGTTACGCTAGGAGCGTATGCTAAGTCAGAAGCACCATCTATATCAAATGCAGTAACGTATTCGTTTGCGTCTGCTGCACCTAATATTATGGTGGCATTTGTACCTGTATTCATTGTTGCAGATTCTACAACTTGAACACCTGCATGAAGTATATGAGTATTCGCTGGTAGTGTAATACATTGTACCACATCTGCTGACGAACAATCAATAGCTTGTGCAGTCAAGTCAATTATTA